TTCTTATAATATATAATATATAAATAATATATATGGGGATATTCTACCGTTTTACGATTTGCGCTATATAGCGTTTAATCTTACTTGGGGCGATGCCCCCACCATAGGACTTAAGGAGCGATATGGCAAGAGGACGCAAACCAGGGGTTAACTTAATTCCTAAAGATGAGGCTATGCGAAGGGTTCTCACCCTCCTAGCTCAAGGGGCAACCGTAACAGGGGCTATGGCAGCAGTGGGGCGAAATGACGCCACCTTCCGTCAGTGGACGATGCTAGACCCTGAGTTTAAAAAGAATAGCGATGATGCCCGTCTAGAAGGTAAAGGCTTTAAAGGTGGCATTGAGGGTTTAAAGACTCTCGGCTTTGCCGAGTTCTCAGAGCAGTTCCTAGATACCAAGATTTTTGCACATCAACAAAACTGGATTGACATCCTAGAGGAACGCGAACCTTCCTGGCTACACCCTTCCATGACTTATGAGAAGTCTAGCCCCAAGCGTATCCTAATTAACGTGCCACCTGAGCACGCTAAGTCAACCACAATTACAACAAACTATGTAACCTACAAGATTGCTACAAATCCTAACTCTCGAGTTATCGTAGTCTCAAAGACTCAGAACATGGCTCGTAAGTTCCTAGGTCAGATTAAGGATAGGCTTACCCACCCAAACTACACCAAGCTGCAAGCAGCCTTTGGTCCAAATGGTGGCTGGCAAAAAGATTCCAAAATCTGGCAAGCTGATATGATTCACTTTAACACAGGTCGTGACTCTGGAGAAAAAGACCCTACAGTCCAAGCCCTAGGTATCGGTTCTCAGATTTATGGAGCACGTGCCGACCTGATTATCCTAGATGACTGTGTTATGACATCTAATGCTCATGAGTGGGAAAAACAACTTGAGTGGATTCAAAAAGAAGTTATCACTCGTCTTGGACGACATGGTAAACTTCTAGTTGTTGGAACTCGAGTATCTCCAATCGATTTGTACAAAATGATACGTGACCCTCAGCAGTGGACGGGTGGGGCTTCACCATTCACTTACTTCGCCTGCCCAGCTGTCCTAGAGTTTGATGAGAAGCCAGCTAACTGGAAAACCTTATGGCCTAAGACTGACAGACCTGAAGGCGAGCAAGATGACCCTGGCGAGGATGGACTATTTCAGAAGTGGGATGGTCCAGCACTTTTCACTCGTAGAAGTGAAGTAACTCCTTCTGTATGGGCTATGGTCTATCAGCAAGAAGATGTTACAGAAGATTCAATTTTTTCACCGACTTGTATTGCAGGTAGCGTTAATGGTATGCGAAAGCGTGGTCCACTTAACTCAAATGCCCCAGGTCATCCAAAGCACATTGAAGGTGCTTATACTGTAATAGGTCTTGACCCAGCTATGGCTGGTGCTACAGGAGCTGCAGTAGTTACTTATAACAAGGCTGATGGTAAAATCTATATTCTAGATTGTGTGAATATGACAGACCCAACGCCAGATAAGATTCAGAATTTAATTGAAGAGTGGGTTGAAAAGTATAAGCCACATGAGTTGCGCATTGAAATCAATGCTCACCAGAAATCTTACGCTTTAGATGATAACTTGCGCAACTACCTAGCTGCACATGGTTGCCAACTTAACCCTCACTTTACTGGCAAGAATAAATGGGATACCAGCTTTGGTGTAGCTTCTATGGCTACGCTTTTTGGTAATACCCGTGATGGTAGATTCCAAGATAATAATTTAATAGAATTACCAAGCAACGAAGGCTCTGAAGGATTAAAGACATTAGTTCAACAACTAATTACCTGGAAGCCTAACACTAAAAACCCAACAGATACTGTGATGGCGCTATGGTTTGCTATCATCCGAGTAAGAGAGCTGATGCAACAATCAACTCGAATCGGAACTTATGCTACAAACCGCTGGGCTACTAGAGCGCAGATGAATCAACGCGGAAGTATTAACTTAGACGAAGCTATTGCTGAGCAATGGCAGGATATGTACGGATAGGAAAATAATGGAGTTGTCAATCAACCAAGTTGTAGCTAGAGTAGATGCTCTGCGCTATAACAACAAAGAGCGTGACCGACGCAACCTTGACGTACTTGCTGTTCGTAAAGGTAAGATTAGCGAAATCTACCCAGACTTTTTCCCAGAAGGTGTTGAGTCTAACGTAGTTGCTAACTTTGCAGATGTTGTAGCTAGAGACCTTTCTGAGGTTATGGCTCCACTGCCAGCTGTTAACTGCTCTGCTGCTAATGCAGTAAATGATAGAGCTCGTAAGTTTGCTGATACTCGCACACGTATCGCATCAAATTATCTTGTGCATTCAGACCTTGGAGTACAAATGTACTCAGGTACTGACTGGTATATTACATATGGATTTATCCCATTCGTAATTGAATTGGATGAAGAAGCAAAGCTACCACGCATCCGCATAGAAAACCCAATAGGTGCTTACCCTGAGTTTGACCGCTATGGGCGCTGTGTAGCATTCGCTAAGCGATATACAATGAAACTAGGAGAGTTGGTTTCTCAGTTCCCTGAACTAGAATCTCAACTTCTTGGAAGTCGTGGTTATAATCAATCAATGACTTCTGATGTTGAATTGATTCGCTACTACGACAAAGACCAATCAGTCATCTACATTCCGTCAAAGAAGAACTTAGTTCTTTCTAAGGTTGCAAACCCAATTGGAAAAATGATGATTGTTGTTGCTCGTAAACCATCCATTGATGGCGAACTACGCGGACAATTCGATGATATCCTAGGTATCCAATTGCTTCGCAACCGATTTGCACTACTTGCTATGGAGGCAGCCGAGAAGGCCGTACAAGCTCCTATCGTACTACCTGGTGATGTTCAAGAACTTCAACTTGGTGGCGATGCGGTTATCCGTACAAACAATCCAGCAGGTGTGCGTCGTGTTGAACTTTCTGTATCTCCTAGCGCATTCACAGAACAAACAGTTCTGAATCAAGAATTACGCGTTGGCTCACGTTACCCAGAGGGACGAACTGGTAATGTCAACGCATCTATTGTTACAGGTCAAGGCGTGCAAGCGCTTATGGGTGCATTTGATACCCAAGTTAAATCAGCTCAAGCTATCTTTGCATCTGCTCTACGCGATGTAATTAAGATTTGCTTTGATGTTGATGAATCACTTTACGACATGGAAAAGACAATTCGTGGCGTAGATGCTGGTTCACCATATGAAATTACATACAAGCCTTCAAAGGATATCAAGGGAGACCATTCAGTTGATATTCGCTACGGTATGTTAGCTGGTCTAAACCCAGCTCAAGGTTTAATTTTTATGCTACAAGCTCTTGGTGGTAAGCTTATCTCCAAGGATATGGCAATGAGAGAACTACCATTCTCAGTTAATGTTACTCAAGAACTTGAGAAGATTGAAATTGAAGATATGCGTACAGGCTTAATTGCTGCACTGCAATCATACACACAAGCCATCCCACAAATGGCAGTAGCTGGTCAAGACCCTACTGAGGTAGTGAAGAAGATTGCAAGTGTTATTAAGTCACGACAAAAGGGACAAGCAATCGAGGACGCAGTATCAGAGATATTTGCGCCGCAACAAGTTCCTCCTGCTGGAGCAAATACTCAGGTTGAGCAACCGTCCCCTGCTCCCTCAACTCCAGTGGGAGGCCTACCTCAAGAAGCTATGGGTCAACCTCAACAAGGAGGACCTCAAATAAAGCCACAAGCAATTCCAGATATTCAAAGTTTATTATCAAGCTTAACATCTAGTGGCGCTGCAAATGCAAGCGTAAGAACTATTCGACGCTCAAGATAATTTAGGAGGGGACAATGACAACTATTATCGGAATTCAATACGATAATAAATCTGAAATCTATATGGATTCTAGAGTCACTGATGACAATGGTCGTATCTTTTCCCATCCAGATATGAAGAAGTATGCTGAAATTGGAAACTTTATTATTTCTGGTTCTGGTGAAACTCTTCCTTGTGACATCGCTCAAAAGATTTGGATGCCACCTAAGCCTACGGCTAAAGAGAAAAAAGATATTTATTCATTTATGATTACACGGGCTATGCCTTCACTGCGTGAATGTTTATCAGCTAATGGATATAATTTCGATGAAGAGAACGATAAGAAAAAAGATGGTGAAAGATTTCATTTTATTATTTCTTGTTGTGGTGAATTATTTGATGTAGACCAAGAACTGTCTATATGTAGAACAGATACTGGTATTTATACTGCAGGTTCTGGTGGTGAGATTGCACTAGGATTAATGCTAGCAGGAAAAAATCCTCTAGAAGCTCTTGAAAAAGTAGCAGAGGTAAGTGCTTATACAGCAGCACCATTTTACTCAGTTGAACAATATAAGGATTAGGAGATACATATGGGTGGACAAGGCAGTGGTGGAGCAAATGGTGGTCCACAATATAGTCCAATGAATATTTCTCCTACTGGAGGAAATGGACAAAGCGGAACACAAGCTGCTACATATATTCCAGGACTTCCTTATGGTCAGGGAAAAGAAACTCTTAATATGCAAAAATCTGCAAAGATGGCTGGAAATCCATTAGCAGATATTGTAGGAAATAATGCTACACCAGTAACTCCTATTACTGCGCCAACTGAACAAGCAAATGTTCCAGTAACAAATGGAGCAGCTGTAGGGGCTGGAGCAGGAACTGAAGCTCTTAATCTACCTAAAAATGCAGATAATAGTGAAGATGTACAACGCTTACGCTCATATCTTCCAGCATTAGAAGTAGCAGCAGCTCAACCTAATGCATCTCAATCATTTAAGAATTATGTTAGATTACTAAAGGCTAATATTCAATAATGGCAAACGATAGAGAAGCAGCTCAGCGAGCTTACGCTGATATGCAAAAATCTAGCAATCCATCAGCATTCGATGCTATGGGTGCTTTTAGTGCATATTATAATCCAACAGCTAAATCAAGTGACGTTTCATTTGCGTTGCCATTGGATATGGGAAAGTCTCTACCTATCAAGGATAGAGCATCTGCTGTCTCTTATTGGGCTGGACAACAAAAACAAAATCAAGTTGCTAATCAACAACAAGATTCACAAACTTGGTATGGACGTGCTTTTGCTGGCATGGAAAAACTATATAACTTTTCTACACAGGCCATTTCGTTTGGACTAACCCTAGGTCAACAGGGAAATCCGATTTGGCAAGGGGACTTTAATTTAGGTAAAGTAAAAGAAGCGTGGGATAAATCACACGATATCTCAGTTGGTCGCTCACTTATGCGAGTAGCTGTTGGAGACCCACTATCATCTTTTGAAAGCGTATTTACTGGAGTTGCTAAAGCCGTAGGTCAAGATGGCAAACTTGCTGGAGCTGATAAGTTCCTACAGGACCACTTGCTATTTGCTTCTAATCAATTTGATATTTTCGATAAGAGTCAAGCTGAGAAAGCATTCAGAGAACAAAACATTGGACGCTTTACTTCATTCGGCACAGATGTTGTAGCTCGCTTTATTGTAGACCCTACCATCGTTGGTGGTAAAATATACAAAGCAGCTAAGGCTGGCGAAGTTGCAGTTGAGGGTGTTAAGGGACTTAACAAAATCCTAGCAACAGAAGCAGCAGGGCTTACTAAGAAGAATGCTGCAGCTAAAGCTACGTTCCTAGACTTCATTGAGAAGACTGATGGAATGAATCAATCAGAACTATTTCGAGTAAAGGCTATTAGAGAATCATCTAATCCTGGCTCATTTGCTGATGTATTAGCTACTGCAAATAAGATTGAAGATACAGCTGCACGCCATGCTGCTAAAGCTGATATCATTAAGATGGCTATGGGAGATGCTGAGGCAACTCAACGCCTTATGAAGCAAGGCCAAGAACTTTCTGTGCGAGTAGCAAATCTACAAGATGAAGTTGCTGATATAAAGTTTTTAGGCAGTTCAGTTGATAAGAAGACTGGATTAGTTTCTTTTGATTTTAACAACACTGGTGTTGAGCTAGAAAAGGCTACTGAGAATTTAGCTCTTCATGAAAAAGAATTAGCTAATATTCATCAAAAGCTTAGCGCTGAAGCTATTATCAATCCTAATCAAGTACCTAAATTTGATACTGTATCTGGATTCCGTAATGCTATTTCAAAGAGTGATGCTATACTAAAGGCACGCGGACAGTCATTCACAGACTTAAGCAATGGTTTATCTGGAAGCACAACTCGTGTACTAACAAGTTTCTTCTATAAGCGTCCTCGTGGTTGGATTGACTTTACTGACAACCAATCAGTTCAAACTGTAGATAATATGCTCACTCGAGTTCGTGGTATCTCGGCTAGACAAGAGGAAATCTACAAGTCTCAAATCGGAGCACTTGATGATAAGCTCAAGAATCCTATTTTTAATCTAAGCAAGGAAGAAATCAAAGCTGCAAAGAAAGAAAAGGCAGCCCTTGAAAAAGATTTAGCTACTGCTAGCTTCTCAGTTGAAAAGCGTAATGCTTTGTTCAATGAATATACAGCAGCAGTATCTCCAGCTGAGCGTGCTGTAGCCTTCCAAAAGATTGAAGAAGAATTATTTAATACAGTTGCCAAGCAATTTGGACATGACAAAGCATCCGTTGCCAAGGCATGGAAGTTGTTTTCTACTAAGCGTGCTCAAACTCACAATGTGATTCGTGAGCGTGCCTATACTGGAGCTACTAAGACACTTGAAGATGGTCGTGTTGTGCCAGTTGGCTCTAAGATTGTACCTATTAAAGGTTCAGAAGGACTGAATTATGTAGTTCCTCTACCTTTAAACGAGACACAACTAGTAAAAGAACTACCTGTTCTAGACCTAGACACAATGTATAGCGCACTTCGCAAGTATAGCAGAGCTCAACGCATTGAAAAAGGCAACAAAGTAGTTAAGACTATCTACAATACTGGTACATCTTTCAAACGTACTGGCACTGATGTGGTAGATAGCCTAGATTCACTTATCAAGTTTGAGGTTTTAGCACGTATTGGCTATCCTGTACGAAATGTTTCAGAAGGTTTAGGTCGAGTACTTACAACTGTAGGACCAATGGCTATTGTCAATGGTATTTCCGAAGGTGGTAGAAACCTAATCAAGAATAGATTCCGCAATGCTAATCTAGAGGATATCTATAAGTGGAGCGATGAGACTAAGCTGGCTACTGAGCTATCTAAACTTAAGGCTACCCGTCATCTATCAGATAATGTTGATGAAGTTGATGCACAGATTGTTGAACTTGAGAACATGTTAGCTGGTAAAGTTAAGGTTCAAGACAAATTTGGTCTAGGACTACGCGAAGTTGATGGCATTACATATGAAGATGCCCTGGGTTCTACACCTGAGCGTGCAGAATACATACGCAAGAAGTTTATCAAAGAAGCTGGTCGTATTGTTGATGACCATCACTCAGCATCTCGCACCAAACTAAACAATGCATTTGAGACAACTGGTGATTTCGTAGTAATCAATGGCACTGACCCTAACTGGGCTCAGGGATTTGAGCGTGTAGTTAACAAGCAGATTCGTAATTCAAAGATTAGCAGAATCCTACTACAAGATAAGCCAAGAGAACAGCTTATTACTGAGGCAGAAACATTCCTAACTAGAACTACCGAAGGTCGCAAGATTATGAAAGACCTTGCACTGGGTAGAGATGCTCGTGCTATTGCAGAAGCTAATATGGATAATATCGATGAGATATTTCCACCGTTTGCAGCTGGTTTAAAGAAAAAAGCTTTAGAAAAGAACATCAATTACGATGATATCATCAAGCACTTTGGTACAGATACACTAAACTATCCTAGTATCAATGCAGCTCAGATAGCATCTGCTAATGGTATGCACTCTTTGCTACGCCATATGGCTGATATAAAGGATGGTTTCTATAAGTACTTTGGTGAAGTACCTGAATCAAGCCTTGTTCGTCACCCTATGTATGTAGATTTATACCGTAAGCGTATGGACGCTATGGTTCGTAATGCTATTGATACATTCCCTGGACAAGAGATTCCAGCAGAGTACCTGCGCAAGCTAGAATACAGTGCTCGTCAATGGTCTAGAGCAGAACTACGCCGTACAGTATACGATACTTCAGAGCGTACAGATGCTGCTTATTTATTCAAATATGTGTTCCCATTCTTCGGTGCATTTAGCGATGTTGCTGAAAAGTGGGGTAAGATTGTAGTTAATGACCCATCAGTATTCCGTCAACTACATATGGTTTATAATGCTCCAGATAGAAACAATATGACTGAAGTCAGAGATGGCAAGACATATATTAATATCCCTGGAGAATGGGTAAAGCGTATGTCACTTGGTGTAATTGACAGACCATTAACAATTCCTAAAGCTAGTCTTGACTTGCTATTCCAAGGTAATGCTTGGTGGAATCCAGGTGCTGGTTGGTTCACCCAACTAGAAGCATCTTATCTAATTAAGAAGGTTCCACAACTAGAGCAAACTAAGCTTATTAAAGAGATTCTACCGTATGGTCCAATGGGTACAACCCCAGCTGGAACAGCACAAGATATGTTGATTCAATCTCCAGGTGCTAAGAAAATTCTAGCACTATTCAATGAGAATGACCCAACTCGTAGAAACTTAACAGTTCTTATTGCTATGGAAGAGAACCATAAGTTTGATGCTGGAGTACGCGATACTGCTCCAACAGCACAAGAGATTAATGATAAGGCTAAGAAGATTCTAGCATTAGAAGCTGCTTCGAAGCTTGTCCTTCCATTCGCTACGAATACACGCTCACCATATCAATTCTATATTGATGAGTTCCATCGTATGCGTCAAGAAGACCCTAAGAACGCATCTCAGAATTTCTACGATACCTATGGAGAAGATTACTTTATCTTCAGCACTAGCCTATCAAAGAACAATACTGGTATTGCTGCTACTGTAGAAGCTGATAAGCGCACTAATCAATTAAAAGATTTGATTGCAAAGAATCCTGACTATGGTTGGTTTATCGTAGGAGATGTAGGACAAGGCGCATTCTCTCCAGCAGTATATGAGAGACAACGCAATACTCCAGTAGCTCCTGGTAGCACAACCAAAATGCGTGAATCTCAAGACCCTTACACAGCTATTAAGCAAACAGAAACTGAGAAGGGTTGGATTACCTACAACAAAGGTAAGGAAATTCTAGATGCTCAGCTTAGAGCTCGTGGTCTAACTAGCTACAATTCTAAGAATGCGCAAGACTTAAAGGATTTAAAGGATAAGTTTACTAACGCTCTTATTGATGAGAATCCAGATTGGGCTGAAGCTAGAGGAAAGATTGATACCAACAAAATTGGTAACTTCCTAAAGTTTGCAACCAATATGGTAAATGATTCTCGTACACAAGGACGCGAAGATATGAGCGCTATGTCTGACTACCTAAAGGGTAGAGAGTATGTTCGTGGCTTACTAGCATCAAGAACATACAAGACTTTAAACGCTAAAGATAATCAAGATGTTAAAGACTTATGGGATAAGTTTACTTCAGCATTAGTTGACCAGTATCCATCATTCTCTCAAATCTTTAATCGCATGCTTGAGAACGATGACCTGGCGAAAGGTATATAAATGAATGCATTAGATGTACTAAATGGTTCTTCAGATACTCCTACTACTGGACAAGTATGGATGGGAACTGGCTCTGGAAAGAAAGAACTAAAGTTTCCTAAGGGTGCTAAGGCTAATATGCCTACAGATACCATGTCAGTAGTAGATGCTAAGAACATGTACTATACCGATGCTAACTTCCGTGCTAGCTGGGATGGAGTACTTAGAGCAAATGGTATGGGTGATGCAGCTGGAAGCAGCAAAGCAGTAACCTTATACGAAATGGCGGTAGATGATTCAGCTAGGTACTTCAATAACTCAGGTGGAACTTGGAAGGTAACTCCAGCACAAGCACTTGGATTCTATGCTAAAGGACAAGGCAAGACTGGTGGAACTGGTGTTAGCGTATCTAAGTATCTATATCAACCAGAAGAAGTACAGAATCTAATCAATACTACAGTAACTAACTTCCTTGGTCGTAAGGCTACAGCTGATGAACAACGTCAATTTTATGATGTAATCAAGAAAATGATTGATGAGGGTACTGTTACTACAACTAAGGTTGTTGGTGGCAAAACTATCTCTACAACTACTCCAGGATATAGTGCTGAAAAGGCTAAGGCTACTATTGAGAAGAGCTTAACAGAGCAAGCACCTCAAGATGTACAAGAAAAGCAAAGCCTAGATTTCATGGGTCTATTAAATAAGTGGAGTAAATAATGGCAGATACTACAACTAATAGTGATATTACAGCCTATGGTTTACTAGCAGGTCTTATTGGTGCGTATCCTGAACTACAAAAGGTATATGATTTAGCATCAGCTGGCGATGCTACACAAGCTGAACTAGAATTCTACAAGACTAATTACTATAAAAACCTTAATGCTCTAGCTCAAGACCGTACTAAGAAGAAGGTTAATCAACCTGGAGTATACGCTCAAGAGCTTCAAACATATAAGCTTCAACAACAACAACGCCTTGCTCAAAAGGGTGTAGCATTATCACAAGCTCAATTAGATTCTATTATTACAGATGCATTCGATAGAGGGCTATCTGATGTACAGCTAGACCTAACTGCAGCTGGAATGACAAGCAAGTTTGGTGGAACTACCCTAGGAAATGCACAAAGTCTTAATGACTATGCTAACACTTTAGGTATGTCATACACTCAATCAGCTTTAAACTCATGGTCTCAAGCACTATTCGCTGGAACTCAAACTGTATATGATATTCAAGCTAAGATTCGTCAAGATGCAGCTAGCGCTTTCCCATCATATGCTGAGCAAATCAATAAGGGTGTATCTATGGATGCCCTTGCATCATCATATAAATCAGCAATGGCTAACATACTAGAGATTGATGCTGATAGTATTTCATATAATGACCCAACACTTCGTAAGGCTTTACAATTCGTAGATGCTAGCGGTAAGCCTGCAGCTAAACCATTGTGGCAATTCGAACAAGAACTACGCAATGACCCTCGTTGGGAACAAACTAATAATGCAAGACAAACAGTAGACACATTATCATTAAAGGTTCTACGCGACTTCGGATTGGTGGGATAAAGTGGCAGCATATAATCCAATGTCAGGTAATCCCTTTGTAACTGTAGGGACTGATGTTAGCGGTAAAACCGTATATACTCCAACAACTGCAGCATATACTCCTGCTCCTGCAGCCGTAGATACCTCAGCAACAGATGCTCTTAAAGCTCAGAATGCTGCATTGCAAGCACAAATTGCTGCACTTACTGGACAAAATGCAGCGCAACTAGCAGCTTTGCAAACTCAAATAGCAACACTTAAAACTGCACAAGAGACTGCAAATGCACAAGCTGCACAAGCAGCAGCTGATGCTGCAGCTAAAGAGACTCTAGCTCGTGAGTCAATAGGAACTATCCTATCAGATAGATTTGCTCAATATGGTTTAACAACTCTAGCTCCTAAGATTATGGAACTAGCAAGAGCTGGATATGGCTCAGATACTATTACACTTGAATTACAAAAGACAGATGAATACAAACAACGCTTTGCAGCTAATGATATTCGTCTTAAGAACAATCTAAAAGCTCTTACTCCAGCTGAATATCTAAGCGTAGAAGATGCATATCGCCAAACTCTTAGAGCATATGGCTTAACTCAATTTGATACTGACCAATATGTTAGCCAATTTATTGCTAACGATGTGGCTCCTTCAGAGCTTTCAACTCGTGTTCAAATGGCAGTACAACGCGTACAAAATGCTAACCCTGATGTAGCTAATACATTAAGAGATTACTATGGTATTGGAGCAACTGACCTAGTAGCTTATGTTCTAGACCCAGCAACACAACTAACTAAGATTCAACGCCAAGTAACTGCAGCTGAAATTGGTTCAGCAGCACGTACTCAAGGTCTAGAGACTGGCGTATCAGTAGCTGAACAACTAGCAGCACAAGGTGTTGACCAAGCTACAGCTCAACGTGGATATGCAACTATTGCAGATATCATGCCAACAGCTGAAAAGCTTAGCCAAATCTATGGCACTACAGTTGGAACATACGACCAATCAGCTGCAGAACAAGAAGTATTTAATAGCTTAGCTTCAGCACAACGCAAGCGTAAGCAATTAAGCCAAGCTGAAATAGCAGCATTTAGTGGTTCATCTGGAACTTCCAGAGGCTCACTATCAACAAGCTACCTGAATAAGCAATCCTCAGCAGGAGCTTTCTAATAGAATCCTGACATGGACCTATCGGCCCCATGCAGTGTACAAGACCGAGAGCAGAAGCCAAATCATTTCCCCGAATGAATTTGAGGTCTGCGAACTAACAACGAATAGAAGGGTGGATGGTTGCTATGAGCAACAATTACTGGGATGATGAAGACGACGACTTTGATAACGAAGTAGTCAGCAACGATGGCAGTGACTTGGTAAAGAAGTTACGTAAAGCTAAGCGTGCAGATGAGAAACGAATCAAAGAACTTACAGAGCAACTTGAGACTTATACCAAGGCGCAGCGTGAGCAAACCGTTAAGCAAGTCCTAGAAAAGAAGGGTGTAAATACCAAGGCAGCTAGATTGATTCTTAAGGATATTGAGGACATTAGCGAAGATGCAGTGAATAACTGGCTCGATGATAATGCTGATTTATTCGGACTTCAATTAAATGCTAAGGATGCACCTAGTGTGAGTGATGAAAATCGTCAGGCTTTAAGCCAACAAGATACAATCTCTCAAGGTGCAAAGACACCAGACCGAGGCGAAGATATGGAAATGCGTATTGAAAATGCGCAGAGCGAAGATGAACTTCGTCGCATCTTATTCTCGGAATAATTCATAGTTCCTAGTCACATGGAGGTGACAACTTGGCTACAAATTATACATCAACAGACTCAGCGTCTCTAGGTGGAACCGCTGGTAGCGCAGGTCTAGTACAGAAGGCGTATGACAAGTTCATTGAATTTGCTCTACGTGACGAACCTCTAATTCGT